GCCCTATCTGGTCTGGGTTACGATTGCGGGCGCGCTGAACCTGTCCGTGTGGCGGCGCAATCCGCAATTTGCGTGAGGGGGGTGGGTCTGCGGAACAGAGCAGGCGTTCGGTCTCGTGACGGCTTTCAAGAGGTTTGATACCGGCTGATTTTTTTCTGTATGTTTTTCAATGGGTTGCAGAGGGGCGTTTTCATGGACTTTGATACCTTTTGCCCCGTTTTGGGTCAAAATGGGCCGATTTGCGCGAAATGCGCGAAAAAATATCCAATGAAATCAATAGGGGCTTACTAGAAGGTATGGGCAAAAACACACACCCCCCAGACCTAAAGTGTTGTCGCGTTGCCGTCTGAAAAAGTGACCTGACTGCGGCCTTCTTTGATCGTGTTACGAGCCTTCGCACAGGCTCTTTCTGGGTTCGACACTTCATCGTTTAGGATAAATGCCAGCCCTGCTTCTGCTTTGCCGTCTTTCGATCTTTCAAGTTCATCGCGCAAGTCACTTTGTGCCTGACTGAACAGTGACCAGAAGTCCGACGATCTTGTGGCAAGCTCATAGGACGTGCGAAACTCGCTACTTTTGACCGTGTCGCCGTGCAGTCGGCAAAAACGGACAAGCGCAAGGCCGAAGGCGGCGTTCTCATGAGGCCCCCAGTAGACCGGACCTACGCCAAGAGCCAAAGGAGATTGCCCTTCGAGTATCCGCATAACTCGATCAGGCACCCGTCCCCGTGCTTTCCATGTCGAAATCGTGCTGTGGCCAACCTTAAGGGCGCGCGCCAGTTCAGCATCACTTTGAACATCAAAGTGGTTCCGAAGTCGTTCAAGAGTGCTCTCAATATCAGCGCTCATCAAGAAACCTCTTGAAAGTTCACAATGCGAAGTGCATATTTCACATTGTGAAGTTTGGGGGGCCGTCGTGTTCGCATTGCATACTATCCCTTCTCCTGCGCTTTTGAAAGCTGTTCGTGCAGGGTTGATCATCAAGGGCAGTTCGCTGTCAGCTTGGGCGGCAGCCAATGGCGTAAAGCGGCAGAACCTTACCAAGGCACTGGTGGGTGATTGGAAGGGAAAGAAGGCTGCGGAACTGGTCGAGAAGGTCACAAGCGATGTGTCCGAGTATCTCAAATGATCAGAGTAACGCAACTTCTAGGTTTATCTGGAGTTCCGAAGGACCGAACATCGGCCACTAAGTGGCTTGAACGGAAAGGAATTTCCACAGGTTCAATTCAGGTAAATGGGGGACAAGCGGTCACTGTTCGCCTTGCTGACCTTCCCGCCGATGTTCGCCTTGCCTATCTTCAGCGCCAGCTTGACGCGCTGGGGCTTGACCAGGGCGAGTATGACGACGCGGCGCACCGGCTGTTCATGGAAGCCGCGCCTGCGCGACGTGCGCGGGCGGAACGCAAGGCGGCGGTTGCGGCCACTCTGGTTGCCTTGGGCAAGCTTGTGCCATGGGAAGAACGCCTTCAGATCATCCATGCCCGGTTCGGTGAAAAGGGTCATTCAAAGCCCCGGTTAAAGGCCTTGTTGAAGGCCGTTAAAGGGGTCGATCCGATCAACTTTGCGCCTGCCCTTCTGGACGGGAACACGCAAGGCGGCGCGCGGTGCGATGTGTCGCCTATGGCGTGGCGGTTCTTCATGACCCTGATACGGGATGCGGCACCTGATTGGCCGCTGATTTCGGCATGGCGCCACGTGCGCGACGTGGCAGAGATTGAGGGCTGGGACTGGCCTTCTTTCCCGACTGTATGGCGGCGCTGGAATGAACTGCCAGAGGCGCAACGGCTTGAAGCGCGTGAAGGCAAGCGGGCGGCGGTGAAGGCGCTGGCCCTTCCAGCCCTTCGCGACAAGACCAGCATTTCAGCGCTGGAATGGGTGTCGCTGGATGGCCGAACACAAGATTTCTGGGTTGTCACAGAGGAAGGCAAGGTTGTTCGTCCAGTCATGATCATCCTTGTGGACGTGGCGTCCAACAAGGTGCTGGATTTCGAACTGGCCCCTTCGGAGAATGCCGTGGCGACTGTGCGCTTGATCAGGCGGACTTGCGAAACCTATGGCACATTCGACCGGCTTTATACAGACAATGGCAGTGCCTTTGCGGGTCATCTGGTGGCAGGGGGCAACCCGCATAAGTTCCGCAATTCAGCCGGGGTGGACTCGCTTCAGCCCTTTGGTATCTGCAAGATTTTGGGGATCAAACTGCACTTTGCTTTGCCTGAGAATGCGCAAACCAAGATCGCTGAACGCACCTATGCGAGCCTGTCACGGGTCATTGATGATGGACCTGAATTCAAAGGGGCACATGCAGGACACAAGCCGGGGGCAATTCCAGATGCCAAGGTAACGCCGGTTCCGATCGACAAGGCTATGGCCGTTCTGAAGCGGGAAGTGAAGCGTTACAACGCAGAAACAGGGCGACGTTCCCAAGGGGCAAATGGGCGGTCCTATGATCAGGTCTTTGACGACCAGATGTTGCACAGGACACACCGGAAGCCTTCCGTCCGTCAGCTTTACCTTTCAGGACTGGTCTGGAAGCCGGTTGCGGTTGATCGCTGGGGCCGCGTCACGGTGAATGGCTGGACCTATGGCGGGCATAGCACCCAAGATGCGCTGCTGCGCTTCCATGGCAGGGACAAACGCATTCTGCTGGGGCGTGATCCGTATGACTTCAGCGCACCTGCGATAGCCTTTGATCACGAAGGGCATCTGATCTGTGAAGGGATCGAGCCTGTCGCGCGGGGCAAGTATGGCAGCGTTGACGGGATCCGCGATGCAGCCCGGAACCGCAAGGCCGCGCGTGAAGCCGTGAAGGCGGCCGAGACTGCGAACGACTATCTGCAAGACGCTGAATACGCCCGCATTCAGTCCATTCTGAATGCCAAATGGGATGCAGTTCAGGACGTGACGCCCCAAGGAAACGGGGTTCTTGCCCCTGAATTCAAGTCGCCATTGCGCGACAAGGCCAAGGCAAAACCAGAGGAAATTCAGGCTGTTCCGGCTGAGTTCATGAAGAACTTTGACCAAGGCGTAGCATCGCTTCTCAAGGAGCGGAGCAAGTCGGCATGAGGGACGGTGCAACGCCCCCCATGCCATTCAACCGGGGCCATGGCCCCTTAGAGTGAACGGAGACGACAATGGCACAACATATCAGGCTTGCCAAGCTGACAGACCCGCCCCGCAATGTCGGGGATTGGGTCGAAACAGAAACCGCCCGCGATATTACGCGGTCTTTGGATATGGTCATCGCTTCAGAAGCCCCCAGCTTCACCATGATTTCGGGCGGTCCTGGCACAGGCAAAACGACAACGATAACGCGGTTTTGCGAGCGCTTGGGGCAAGACGCGCTGCTGATCACGGCGGTCGAGGGCGAAGGCAAGGTATCAGATTTTGCCGAGTTGCTTAAGAACATGTGGGGCAACTTTCCATACCGTCGCAGCCTTGCAGAAACGCGCGTCACGCTGGCCGAAATGATTGGTCCGGGCAAAACCCTGCTTATAGATGAAGCGCAATACCTCAACCAAAAGAATGCGAAGACAGGGCAGACCGGGGCAGCCTTCGAATGGGCGCGCGGTTTGGCAGATATTGGCAAGCTCAATTTGGTGTTTTGTGGTGATCTGGACCTTCCCCGCGCGATTGAAGCCAAGCCGCAACTGCAAAGCCGGATGATGCGGCCTGTCTTGATCCGCCATGCCAGCCGCGCCGACGTTGCCGCGATTGTCGCGGGCACGCGGCTTGACCGGGTTGAGTTTGGCGACGTGCTACATGGGGTCGCAAAACTCAAGGGCGGGCTTCGCAATGTGGTGAATGTAGCGCGCACTGCGCAACTGTTCGCAGGCGATGGCGAGGTGACGCTTGAGCATATCAGGGCTGCAATCTTGGACATGAAACTTGGGAAAGGGTCGAAAGCATGACTGAAGGGCCGAATGAAATTGCAATGATCGAAATTCCGGCAGGCCATGCCGTGATTTTTTTCGCGGGAAAACCTGAGGAAATAATGGCTTTGTGGAACGCCATGCCTGCGCTTCACGCCAGTGTTGAAGCCCACTGTGATGAGCAAGGCCGCGCGGCGTTCTTGGCCGTTGCGGCGGTGCTCCAGCGCGCGCGCGTGGCAGAAACCAAACCCAAGGAGTTCGACGCATGAGCGCCCCTGAAATCTTGGTGCGCATGAGCGCCGAAGACCATGCCCGGATTTCCAATGCCGTTGGGGAAACGATCCTTCTGGCGATGGATGCGGGCGAGTTGGTGGACTACATCGCGACCGGCTTGGGGTCTGGATATCTCGATGGCCGTGATCACGCGCTTGCAGCGATGCTGCGCATTACAGCGCGGGCGCTGAAATCAACCGAGAGCGCGGAACTCAATTCGCTTGGTGATCTGGAAATCATGCTGCGCACCGCAGCTCGGAAAGAGGAAGCCTGACATGCCCTTGAGCAAGAGACAGACCGCCCTGATCCACGTCGCGAAAACCCAACTCGGGCTGGATGATGACCTTTACCGCGCCGTCCTGGTCAACCTGTGCGGCGTCACCAGTTCGAAGGAACTTGACCAAGCGGGCTTCGATACCGTCATGGGGTTCTTCGAATGGCGCGGGTTCAAGCCCATGACGCCCAACGGCGCGAACTATGGCCCGCGCCCCGGTATGGCCAGCTATGCGCAACTTGAACTGATCCGGGCGCTTTGGGCTGAATACAGCCGGGGCAACGCGGGCGAGAGCGAGTTGAACAAATGGCTGGTCCGGTGCTTCAAATTGTCCAGTCTGCGCTTTCTGGACAAGGCGACTGCCACCAAGGTCATCACGGCGCTGAAGGCCATGAAGACCCGCGCGGCCTGATCCGGTCCGCATGACAAAACAGGGGGCGCGGTGCAAGCCGCGCCCCTTTTGCATGGGCCGCGCAAAATCGCTCTGGGGCGCTTTGGGCGGGCCTTTCCGCACCGTGCCCCGCTGCGACCCTCGCCTTGCCTGTCCTGCCCCCTTTAATGGGCGTTTAACGGCGAGATTGACGGCAAGGCATGGGCCGCAATGGACGCTTGCGCGCGAAAGTCGTCATCTGCTACCCTTCTGACATGGTTTGTCAGGGTCTGGATGTAGGCCCCCTGACAGGTGTCAAGGGTGCGACGGGTGTCGGGCTTGACTACTGTGAAACCATGACAAACACGCCCCCTTCAGACCTTCTGTATCCGACTTGCGCCCAATGCAAAGGCATTGGGCTTCAAGCCGTGCCCGACTGGCAATTCGATCTCGAAGACGATCTGGGCTTTGACATTCTGAAGGCGCTGTTGCTGGCGCATGGCGGGAACGAGGTTTACATCTCGAAGCTTCAGATCGATGACCCTGACCAAGTGGAGCGGGCGCGCGCTTGGCTGTTCAACCGTTTCGGCCCGAGCAAGCTTCTTATCCCGCTGGGGCCGCTTTCCCACAGTAACCGGGTTGCATGGACGATTTACACCATGCTGCGCGACGGCGCTTCCCTGGCACAGGCCGCCCGCGCGGCTGGTGTGCATTCGCGCGCCGTATCCCGTCACAAGAAGCGCCTGCAAGACTTTGGTGCGCTTCCCGTTCCTCAATCGATCATCACCGGAGAACCACACAAATGATCATCAATGATACCGTCATCAACGCCATGTTCACTGGCATGAAGGCCAGTTATACGACCGCCTATCTGCAAGCGCCGTCCTTCGCCAAAGAAGTGGCCATGACGATCACCAGCCAGTCGCGGGACGAAAGCTATGGCTGGCTTGGCCAGTTCCCCCAGATGCGTGAATGGATTGGTGACGAACGTGTCATTCGCCAATTGGAAGCGCACGGCTTCACCATCACGAACAAGAAGTTCGAAAGCACGATCAGCATTTCGCGCGATGATATCTCGGATGACCGCTTGGGCCTTTTCCGCCCCATGGTCGAAAGCATGGGCTATGAAGCTGCCATGCACCCTGACCACATCGTCTTTGGGTTGTTGAGCGCGGGCTTCACGACGCAATGCTATGACGGGCAAAACTTCTTCGACACGGACCATCAGGTTCTTGATGAAAACGGGCCAATCACCGGCTCGGACGGGCGCAAGTATCGCACCGTGAGCAATATGAATGTTCCTGCCGAAAACCCCGGCCCCGCATGGTTCCTGCTGGACACGTCGCGTCCGATCAAACCGATCATCTGGCAGGAACGTGAGAAGTATGAGTTCCAGTCGGTCAACAATCCCGGCGACTTCCGCGTCTTCATGACCGACAAATTTGTGTATGGCGTCCGCGCCCGCGTGAATGCCGGGTTCGGGCTTTGGCAGATGGCCTATGCCAGCCGCGCGCCCTTGAACAAGGCGAACTATGAAGCCGCGCGCACGGCGATGCAGCGTCAGGTATTCGACAAGGGCCGCCCCTTGGGCATCAAGCCCACTGTCCTGGTCGTGCCCCCGGAACTGGAAGGCGCGGCAATGCGGTTGCTGAATACCGAACACATTGACGGGGGCAACTCGAACGAATGGAAGGGCACTGCGAAAGCGATTGTCACACCCTTCCTTGGGGCCGCGTAACCCCGACCAGATACCGCCCCGAGCCTCTGTGTTGAGACGGTGAAGGCCAGAGGCGGTTCTGTCCCGACCGGTGAAACGGGACAGTTGGGCGGGGGGCTTTCCTCGGGTCCCCCGCCTGTTTCATTCAAGGAAATCTGTCATGTCTGATCTCAACATCGCACTTGTCCTGAAGTTCATCGATCAGGCCACGGCACCGGCCCGCGCGGCGATGCAGAACATCCAAGGCGCGGCAGAGGCCGTCCAGCGCTTCGGAAACAAGCAGATCGAGGCGGGCCGGGTGATGCAGGAAACCGCCGCGGCGAATACCGCCGCTTTGCGCGGGCCGACAATGGCCACGGTTGGGATGGCCGCTGCTATCGTTGCATCCATGCAGCCCGCGATTGCCTTTGAAGCCCAGATGGACAAGGTGGCGGCGGTATCAGGGGCCACGGCCGAAGAACAGACTGCCCTTGCCCGTGCGGCGATGGAACAAGGCGCGCGAACACAGTTCAGCGCAACGCAATCGGCGGAAGCCCTGACCTTCCTGAGTATGGCGGGCTTTTCGGCAAACGAACAAATGACCGTGCTTCCGGGCGTTCTTGACCTGGCGGCGGCGGCGGGAACTTCCCTGGGCGAAACTGCGAACCATGCCACCAACATGTTGAGCGCATTCGGCTTGGAAGCCTCTGAAATGGGGCGGGTTGGCGATGTTCTTGTGAACGCCTTCACGTCATCAAACACCGATCTGAATGGCCTTGCCGCAACCATGTCCTACGCCGCGCCGGTTGCGAAAGGCTTGGGTGTGGAGATCGAAGAGGTTGCGGCCATGGCGGGCCTGCTGGGGGATCAGGGCATTGCGGGGGAACGCGCCGGGACCGCGCTTCGCGCCGTCCTACAGCGTCTTGTTGCCCCTTCAACAGAGGCTTCAAAGGCCATGGACAGTTTGGGGGTCAACATTGCGGACGCGGATGGCAACATGCGCCCGCTGCTGGATATCTTGGCCGAAATGGATACCGCGATGGCCAAAATGGGGGACGTGGCCAAAGAGAGTATGAACGCGGTCATCTTCGGGGCGGAAGCCGCAGGCGCGGCAGGTATTCTTATGGAACGGGCCGGAAATGGTTCCCTGCAATCCTATGCCGAACGCCTGCATCAAACCGGTTCTGCCGCCCGTGTCGCGGCCCAGATGAGCGACAACACACGGGGCGCAATCAACCGCTTGGTCAGCGCTTTAGAGGGAGTTTCAATCGCAGCCGGTTCGGCATTCTTGCCCGTCCTGACCGAGATCGCGAACCGCCTGTCAGCGATGGTGGTTCCGATATTCGATTGGGTTTCGGCAAACCAAGAACTGATGACCACCGTGGGTTGGGTTGTCGCAGGGCTTATGGGCCTAAGCCTTGGCGCGCTTGCGGCGCAGTGGGCGTTCTGGTTGCTGTTCGGCTGGGTGGGCAAGCTTCGCGTTGCCTTCGGGATGTTGCTGAGGGCAAACCCGCTTGTCTTGTTGGGCATTGCGGCGGCTGCGGCGGTCTACATGATCTATGACAGTTGGGATGGGATCGTGTCCTATTTCCAGGAAAAATTCGACCGCGTGAAGGCCGCTTTCGGCAATAGCTTCCTGGGCGGATTGCGCACGCTCTGGGCAGAGTTCAACGTGTTCACCCTGATGATGGACGCCATCGAAGGCGTGCTGCGCTACTTGGGCGAAGCGTTCAATATCGATCTGTTCACCCAAGGGGCCAACATGATTGAAAGCCTGCGCAGGGGAATTTGGTCTGTCCTGACCGACATGGTTGCGGCAGTGAAAAGCTATCTGGCCAGCATCATTCCTGACCGGCTGATTGCGGTTTGGGAATACATGCGCGGCGACGGTGAACCAGCAACTCCAAGCACGGGGTCATCTGGCCGCGCGGCTGGCCGTCGCGATAGCGGGGGCGTGGTGCGCCCCGGCTTCCTGTATGAGATCAATGAACGCGCGCAAGAGTTCTTCGCCCCAAACCTGCCCGGAAGCGTCCTGCGCGGCACAGACCTGCGCGGCGGCGGGCGCGCACAGTCAACCAGTCGCGCGGCGGGGGACGTGATCACGATCAATGTCTATGGCAGCGATGGCCGGGACGTGGTGCGACAGATCGAACGTGTTCTGCGCGACCGTGACCGCGAGAAGCTGGGCTTCCTGCATGACGGGGCGATGGCATGAGCGAAGACGATCAGGTCCATTCCCGACGCGCGACGGCTCAAGGCATTCTTGCCATGTGTCGGGAAGTTCGATCCAATGTGGACCGGATTGAACAAGAAGCCCAAGCCCTTCTGGCAAGCCTTTCAACAGGCCATGAAGGCCCCTTTGAAGCCCCTGTTCAACCGTCGCAGCACCTGCGCGAACACAGACCCGGACGGGCCAAGAAGCTGGCCACTGACCCTGAATTGCGCGCCTTCGTGGAAGCCCGCCTGTTCAAGATGACCTTCGACCATATCGCGAATGAAGTCGCCCTAAACTTCCCGCCCGAACGGCAAGTCAAACGGTCTGCAATTCACGACTGGTTCCGCAAGGTCTATAAGCGGAAATATCAACCCGATCCGGGATAAGCCCCGGACCCCCGTTCACTTCCGGTATCAAAGCCCCTGAAAAGGGCAGGTTGAACAAGTTGAAAGCACACA